GAACCGTAACCACCTTCAGGTGCTACTAGTTGCTTATCTTGAACTGAGATATAGTATGAGGAGTAAGGCATACCTTTAGCATCCATGCGACCTCTTTGGAAATCATCTCTGGGTGCAACCACATGAATGAATGTGAACTCTTGGTTCTGTTTAGGGTTTTCTAATGCCTTAACAATACGCTCAGGCATCATGTCAGTACCCCATCGCTGAACTGCTTGACGAGCTGTAAACTTAAACTCACGGTAAACAGTATCAATAATTCCCTGATGGTTCTCTAGGAAGTAAGTATCTCTTAGATTAACACAACGGTATCTTAGACCAACACCTGGAACAAAGTCAGTAAATAGACTACCAGTACCAAACGCACCCATGCTGATCCAGCGCTCAAAGTTCTGTGACGCGAAGTTTGCTTTAGGTGAGTATCGTGCTGAATGTAGAATGTTGTTTACTTCATAGAAGTAAGCCTTAACATCATGGTCCTTGTTCAAAGACTCATCTGTTGTCTTCAAGTTGTGCCACTTCTGTTGTCTTGGAGTCAACATTGAGTCCATGACCGCAGCGAATCTGTCTAGTGCTATCTGTGGGCGAGAGTCGAAGATTTTCTGTGTCTTCTTTTCACCTTTTACTTGGTCGCCTACGAATCCTGTCTGTCTAGGTAATACCCTTTCAGCAATCTCTTCCCAGTGGCTTTCCCAAGTGGTTCTGTTACCTTTAACATTGTTAAAGTTATGAAGTACCTGATCTAAATCTACCATCACTCTTCCCTTAAATTATTAATCGTTCTTTCCCAAAGTTCCTCTTCAGTCATACCAGCTTCATCTTCTGTACGCTTAGTCCGAGCATTTATCTCGTTAGGCTCTATTATCTCAGCCAACACATACCTGAATACAGAGTTACCGCACCGCTTACCTTCCCATTGAAAGTGTAGCAGTGCTGGAGGATCTTCATACTGACCTAATACCGTAGGATCAAAGTCCGACTTTGTTACAGTCAATTATACATCCTCTACCCACCCCATAAATCCAGCATCCACCATAGCAGACTTATCTGTTGTTACCTCTAATCCTACAACCTGACCTTCCTCTACAGGAAAGGGCATGGTTAAGTTCATTGTAGCAGATGTGTCTTGAACAGCAATACCAGCGTGTGGAAATGTTATAGAATCAGATGTAAAATCATCACCATTAACACCCGTTGTTACTAATCTTACTATAGCAGACGCAGCGGCTGTACCTGATGAACTAGCGCCATATAACGATGTAATCATCAGTCTCTTACCCCTAGGTACTCTTCTAACACTAGAGCTACAACGTCTCTTACCTACTAAAATCTGCGAATACGTAATCGAACTATTCTTTAAACTAATAACACCGTCCGCGTCTTTAGACGTGCCACCTGACATGATGTGCATACTGTTTACAAACCTAATGTCTGTTGCTACCGTATTAACAGCGGTTGTACCATTCATGGTGACAACCTCAGTCTGCTCGTTTAATAAAGTATCCAAGTAATGAATCTTAACTGTGCGTATCCCAGTGCCAGCTGACGCATCATTAACACTTGTGGAACTAATGTTCATCTGAATACCCGTAGGTACAGTTAGAGCAGGTGTGCCAGCCATCGGCCACACCATGTGATCAGTTACAGCACCTGACGTATCTATCTCACCGAACGAATAGAACGGTCTAGCACCTGCTATCTTACCACGCGCTACCTCTGACTCATACGAGCCATAGTTAGTGTACTGATCTCTCCAAGCCATCTATCTACGCACCCAGTAGCTTGACCACAGATGTTTTAAGATCACCTAGTCCACCAGAGGTCAGCATTGTTGATGCTCTACCACTAGCTGCTCTTGAGCGTCTACGTGCTGCATCACCCGCTGCTTTAACTTCTTCATGTTGTACTGTTGGAATTGGTTTAGGTGCTGGTGCTGAACCGCCACCTCCGAATAAAAACGACATATCTTTCTCCTTGTTTAGTTTTCGCGATTATAACTTAGTTTATCACAACTATGTGCTGAATATGTCATAATCCGATACAGCTGTTCTGTTAGCCATCCTAGCTCTGCGTTTATTGAGGTTCATGTCTACTCTACCCACAGGCTCTGCGAAGGTCAGTCCTAGGGCATCACCATGATCTGGTGAGGACAACCCCCTCTTCTTCATATTCGCCTTAGTCTCCAACTTAATCTGACCCCTCATGTGTATGTCATACTCAGGACCTGTGAGGTCTTCTACCAGTCTAGGGTCATTATCTATCACGCCATAGGTCAACCACTCCTTCATCTCACCCCACATCTCAGCACGCTTGTTCAGATACTTATCACTGTCAGCAGCCTTTTCACCCGATTGTACTTCTATCACTCTGTAACCCAACTGCTTCAACCTGTCGACTACACCACCGCCTACACCACCACCATCAACGAACACAGCATGTGGTTTGTACTTATCTATCAGGTCGGCTACCTCGGTACTCAGCTCCATAGTGTCCAGTCCTTTAAACTCTTTAGGTTTTATCGACTTAGCATCTCTACCTTGTCTGAACCTAATCACACTCTCATCATCTCCGAACCGAGCAACGTCAACACCCATGAGCAGTGGTGCGCCACTGTCATCTTCTACTTCACGAGTCGTAGCATCCTCTACTGTATCTCTACCAATAAACTGATTACTACCTGTTCTAGGAAACTGACCTTTCACCTCGATCCGAGTTACGTCATGGTCTTCACCATATTTATCCGCTATCCGTTGATACACTGTACCATCAACACCTTCTACTGTTCTACTATCTACGTATCTAGTCTCCCAGAAGTTAGCATCCCTGTGGAAACACTCAAAGAATCTACCTGTGTTACGTCTAGGGTTAGAAATATTCACCCACATTCTTAGCGGTGCTAGGTCAGTAAAAAACCCTTCAGTCACTTGCCATATCGGATCAGGTATTCCCGATGCTTCATCAAACGACACCATCATCCCCACCTGAGAGTGAGCGCCCGCGAACGCATCTGGATTCTCTTCTGACCACGACTGAGCTTCAACATAGTAATACTGCGTGTCCATCTTCAGCTGTGCCGATAACACCTCTGCGAACCACTTACTAGGCCGTAAGCTCATACTGCTCTTCTCGAACCAATGCCTATTAATACTCATCGTGTGCCACTTACCAAGCTCGGCCATCGTTCTCGAACGTAACTGAGCTTCCGTGTTAGCTGTGATGATACTGGTACTACCCAGCCAACAACTCGTTACCCACATGTTGAGCATCGCCAGCATAGCCGACTTACCGATCCCACGTCCACTCGATATTGCCAGATACACAGGTGTACTAGGCAACCCTATCTTAGACTTCTCAAGATCAACCATCAGATGCTTGCGAATACTCTCAAACACATCAAGCTGCCACTGCCTAGGTCCACTAAAGTTAGCCAGTGGTGTATTCTTAGTACCCCACGGGAACGCATACAGGATGTAACCAGCAGGGTCGTACTTAAACTCCAATATCTTAGAAAGTAGTTCTTGCTCTTTAGACGATGGCCCTTTAGATAATATCTTACCCATCTACTTCAGCATCTATGATTAACCTAGGGGTATTGTGTTCTATCACTCTAATCTGAGCCTCCTCCATCGCTTTACTAATGTCCAAAGTTACTGTCGTATCAACCTGTTTAACATCTCCAAACTTCTTCCTATTGAACGTACCAGCTACCCATTTACGAGTCGATATTCTCAACTGGCTTCTAGCCACGTCTTCAACACTATCTACCGCATCAGCAATATCAATCATCTCATCAACCAGCTTGTCCGTGCCAATCTCACGAGCCTTGTAATAAGCAGTTTCTCGCTCAACATCTTTATGAATCCAAGTTAGTATCCTACCGTACTCATCAGGTCGACCCAATCTATCAGTAACGATAGACATTAGCGTTTCAGCTTGTCTTAGACCAGTAAGGATAGTATTCCAACTGTAATCAGTTAAGAAGTCAGGAGTGTCAGGGGGTATTAAGAAGTGAGGAATACCAGTTAAGGTAATAGGGGGTTCGTATGCCATGTGGGGAAGTATAACATGTGTTACACCAAGGGGTTGTAAATTTTTATTTTTATATTTTTTCAGAGTTTAATTAAATCTCAATGAGTTCCGAGTTTAAAAAGTTCACGGGGGGTGTGGGATACCACCCCTATAACAAACCATCACGGCTTCGGGGGCCTCCCCCCCCCTCCGTTATAAAATGGCAAAAAG